AATCTTACTCTCAAACGAGGATGTTTTGGCATATCGTTTACAACCGGAACTTTACCATTGTCAATATCCATTGTATAATAACCATAATCATTTGGTAAGTCAATTTCTTCGTAAGTCATTGTGTCTAAATCCCATGCTAAAAAACCATGTTTACCCAATGTTTCACCAAAGTTTTGTTGAACCAATGAACCGGCATAAACTACCTTACATCCTTTTGGAGAAATCATTTCTTGACGTTTATGAATATCACCCAATAAGGCTAAATCAAAACCATCAAATATATCCGTTGTAAAATGTCTACTACTTACCACATACCCTATATCAGTTTGAGAATTATCAACAGGTCCGTGAAATAATGCAATCTTTTTATCACCAACTAATTTATCAGCAGTAATCCAATTATCTTTGTTATCTAAAATTGAAAATACCGAAAAATCAACACCACCAATTGAATAAACCTGTGTATCTTTTAAGTAATGAAAGTTTTCTAATTCTAATGCATCTACAATAGGAGTAAGAACATCCATTCTATCCATATTGTTCATATTACAATCGTGATTTCCGGTAATAAGAATTGTAGGACAAGTTTTAGCACACTCTTTGAATAACCAACTTATTTCGTTGACTAATTCTGGACTCATTTCCAATTTAGCATGAGCAATATCACCCGCTAAGTAAATGATTGCATCTTCGGTTCCTCTTTTACGAATTTCCTCAAACATCAATTCAAATACCTGTCTATACTCTTTGTGTCTTTTTACATTACGAATATGGACATCCGCAATATGATAAATTTTCTTTAAACTCATAATGAATTTATTTTATTTAACAATAATTCTTCCGAAGTAAACTCTTTAGTTTTCTTTAGTTCTTCATAGAATTTTTCATACCCCATATCGGCGGCATCTTTATCTTTTAGATACATCATTTTTACATGTATCCCATTTTTTCTAAAATATTCTGCAGCTTTTAATGCTTCATTGATTGCATCGTTATCCAATGAAATAATAATATCACTAACACCACTTAAAAATATTTTTTGGACTAATTCTTTTGATGGAAACTTACCCAATAAAGGTATTGCATTTCTCTTAATTGTAATTGCATCAAATACTCCTTCACATAATATGATTGGTTCTTTCCAATTAACCTGTGAGTCTAAACATATTACATTTTTACTGATTGGAGGGTTTTTGTATTTCATTTTCTCTTCTGGATAATAAGAACGAGAAACAAAATAATTTAACGAACCATCGGAATTATATGATGGAACAATTACTCGTCTTGCATACAATCCTTCTTTACAATATCCTATATTATATTTGATTATATCCTTTTCAGTAATACCTCTTTGAGTGAGATAATTGATTGCATGTTTATATTCGGGATTAAACCCTTTAGGAACCTCACTAAGACTAATAAATTCTTTGGGTAGGGAAATGAACACCTTTGTATCGGCATCCTCTAATTGTGGATTATATTGAGAATCTCCGTAGATTTCTCTAATAATTGAAATAGTCTTTCTATCAACATCCAATCTTTTTAATAAAGATGTCAATTTCTTACCACCACTATTACAAGTCCAACAATGCCACTTTTGAGTTTCGGTATTAACTTGTAGTTTTGGTTTATGATGATTACAAAAAGGACAATAAAATGCTAACTCATTCCCTTTTAGAGTGAGGTGACTACCCAACACGCCGGTTAGAGTAGATACGACTATATTCTTATCATTTTGCTTCAACACCCCCTAAATATACGAAAAATATTTGATATTACCAAATATTTTAAGGTCTATTTTCCTCTAAAAACCACTCTTCTGGGATGAATTTGTCGGCATACTTAAATCCGTTCTTTTCACACCACATTCCGTATGTAGTTTTGGAGTTTTTACTGATTTTATTCTTTGAATTGGAAAACACGAAACGAATGTCCAAATTAGGATTTTGTTCCTTTACTAATTGGTGTTTCTTACGGTCTGCAGCAACAAATCTACCCTTTGTTTCTACTCTAATTCCATTCGGTAGTTTAAAATCGGGATGATAGTTGTGAGTTGATGCGGGTATGATATATTCAACCTTTTCAGTTTCATATTCTACCGGTATACCTCTACTTTCTATTTGAGATGATATGGATTCTTCTAAACCAGACTTAAACCCATACTTTTTTGCAACCCATTTAGAGTTGTTCTTTTTTGTAACTTTTTTAGCCATTAAAATTATTTACTTTTCGAAGTTGATATAGTATCTGAGTATCTTTTTTCATTTAAACTACCAGCTCTACCAACTTTTAATTTTTCAGCATTTAATACTGCATCATCTGCCTTTTTAAGGTCATTCGTTGTATATGGAGTTTTTGCATTTTCAAATGCAGTGAATGAGATTTTATCTACTCCTAAATCTTTTTGTGAAGATTTGTATAAATCTAAAATTTTTGACATATTTGTTTGTTTTACTTATATAAATATTGATTATGTATCAAAACGGACAATAAAGTTTACAGGAATATCTGGTTCCGATTTTATTGGTTGTGGTAATTTTGCAACTGCAACTAAATCACAATTATCATCATATAATCCAATCGTTGTTATAAATGGTGTTAAGAATGAACCCGTACTATCCACCGAACCACTTAAATCATAGTGTTCAAATCCACCGGATATAGATGAAGTATATTGTGATGGTATTCTATAATCTAATATTTCACCAGTTTCTAATATTGATTTTTTCTTAATATATTTTACACCCGGATTAGTTGTCACTTTATATATCTTATTATCACTACCGGTTATAAATTCAGTTAATTTTCCAACCTCAACAACGGCAGATGGATTTTGTGAAACATTGAACTCATCTTCATTTGCAATTAACAAATATTCATGTTCATATATTGTTTTTGTTGATTTAAATGATAAATCCCAATCGGTTAATAATAAATCATTTACATTTCTAGTAACAACAATTAAACCTTGTGTATAAAATATATTGCCTATTTTTAATTTTACATAAACATCATCTATAAATGGAATATTTTCTATTACCATAACACCGGATTGAATATCAAAGGAAATGATATTCATATCATAACTGGTACCATTATAAATCAAATTAAATATACCAGATTCAATATCAAAATCCCCAACAGCTGTTTGAAAAGATGCAACATATGAAGTATCGATATTATCGGTGAATGATATTTGATTATCTTCTAAATTTACAAAAACAATGTTAATATAATCTCCCGCCGAATCTATTAAATTACCAGATGCATCTACATACGTTTTACCACTATCCATTAAACTAACAGAACCTTTTTTAATCCCTTCACCAACATATATTTGTGGTATAGATATTACTTTTGCACTCCCACTTAAAAATCTATCTTTGCCACCAATTGATGTTTCGTATACATTTGTTTTATCTCCAAATCTTAAAAATGGATTATCTTCTAAACCATTATAGAATTGAGATTTAAGTTGTCCATATATAGAATTTTTAGGATAATAACTGGAAGATAGACTTGAAGTCGCATTTGCTTCTAATAATGTAAGTTCAGTAGATGTTTCATCAAAACTCCATTCTTTATATGCCTTAAATGGCCTAATACTAATATCTGACTTCGGTATTCTTTTTAACATATCGTATATAAATATTCTTTTAATGAAAAACCCCCAAATAAAGGGGGTTTCACATTTTTAATATATTCTCCGATTAGAAATCCAATTTAACTTTAATTGCAACCTCTTTATCAAATGATTTTTCAATTGGTTTAGAAGTTTTAGCTACTGCTAATAATTCATTTGCGTCATCATAAAGACCAACAGTTGTAATATAAACTTTAGGGTCTCTTTCAAATGATGAGTTAACAAATGCTCCAACTGAACCAGTTACGAATGTTGGGTTATTTGAGAAGTTAAACTCTCTATTGTTTGCTCTAACAAAATAATGAGATGTAGAAACATTTTCAGTTCTTCTTGCTTGGAAATCGGAACCACTTGCCATTGCTTTTAATAATGCAATTGAACCAGATACACCAACAGTTACCGAAGCCGAAGTTGAGTTATTGTGATATACATCGGTTATTGAAGAATTTGCAGGTGCTAAATTTGAATTTACACTAACCGCAAGTGCTTCTGGGTTTAAAATCATAACACCCATATCAGGATAGAATAATCCGAAACCTTGACCATTTGATGCAGTATAAGTATTGATTGATGCAGTTAATGCAGAACCAATATTTAATGAACCACTAACTAAATTATAA